GATGCTGCCTCTACCCCTGCACTTAAACTAAGTGAGCTTAAATTGGCTGATCCTGTGAATACAGTGTATCCTAAATCGTCACTACCATCACCATTGTCATTATCAATTTGAAACTTAATTAATATTGATTCCCTGCTTAACTGAAGGTTAGCCAAGAATAAATAAGAATATTCGCTTAAAGCTACAAAGCCATCAGCATTTATAGTCCATGAAGCTACGTCATTCTTATATTGTTTAAACCATGCAGAACTTTGAGATGTAACTTCTACCTGATCTACTGAAACCTCAAAAGAGCAGTTTGTAGCTGCTCCAAATGGGATTCCTTCTTCTGTTTCTGGATCATAATAGTAAAGTACTATGTTTGTTCCGTTTATTACTGATGCCATTATTTATATTTTTATAATCCTATGTATTTTATTGTTTCTACCGAATCATTATCCTCATCTATAACCTCAATTAGTTGTATAGAATTTACTTCACTATCATATGTATTCATAGTTAGCCTGTTCATTAAAAACTTTTTATCATTATATGACAAAGCATTACTACTTGCATCTTGTACTGTATATGTTTTATCTAAATATACTAAGCCATTTAGTGATTTATAATTACCTAAATCTCCTTCTAATGTTGCAATATTTCTATTAAACAAATTAGAATATTGTCTAATTAATAAACTATGTAAGTCATAAAACTGTTCTGCTGGTTTATCATATCTGTACCAATTTATTAATGAACCTCCGAAAAATCCAGTCAGAAACAAGTTAAATAAAGCACCAAAATTATTATTACCACCATCCCAGCTTGTAAATGGAGGATGATATAAACCATATGGTAAGTCTATTGACTTAACAATGACATTATCTTCTCCTATTTGTCTTTTTACATCTAAAGCAGTAAGTTTATTTGGAGATTGAGTTACTTTTATATTTTTTATATCCCCTCCTACATAAGTAGCAGTATTAGCAACAAATGTTACAATTATATGACCAAAATATACATCTAAAAAAGGACCTGTATCCGCAACTAATCCTAATGGTATATTAATTGTTTTAGACTCGTATATCAATTCTTTTTCAGCAGTTACATCAATAATTGTAGATGTTGTACTCCATTTAGAGTCATTTCTTAAATAATAAGAAACATAACCTGTTGAACTTGGTTTATATAACTCTATTCTTACTCCAATTTTATCACCAACTGCTAATGCTTGATATTCAAAAGACAAAGTACCACCAGGACCAAATATTAATGGAGCATAATGTTCTTTAAAAAATGGAGGTACAACGTTTGTTAATTCAGAAAGATTAAAACTTGAAGAACCTTTTTTTACAGTATAATAGTTAAATTCTGCATCATCATTTGTAACCAATGTGACAATACCTGTTCCTAATGTTGTTTTCTTCCAACCAACAGCTTCTCCTGAAACCACTTTTTTAAAGTTACCATTGTTTATCATATTTTTAACATATGTAAATGGTGTATTTGATTCTACAACTTGATAACCCTTTCTTACTATTTTAACTTGAGAATTATTTATAAAATGAACATTACCATCTGTATATGGCTGTATGTCAATTATGTTATCAAGTGTTCCAAAAGATATAACACCAGGATTAGTAGAAATTGTATATTTTGTATAATATAAAGTTGAAGCCATATCATTTATTGGTAATATGTACCAATCTCCATTAGATTGAAAAAGACGACAACCAAATGATTTAACAATGTTATCTAATATAGTATAAAAATCTACATCAATAATATCTCTTATATAAATAGCAGATTGAGCAAATGGCTCATATTGACCACCATCACCCCTGTCTTGCATACCTTCTGCATAATAAGAACAACAAGCATATAAATTTGAGGGATTCTCGTAATTTATATTACTTAAACAAGTTCCTATTACATCTATTAAAGGTGTAACTGTATTAATGCTATTATTGGTTGTATAATTATTATATTTAATTAATGACAATCCGTCAACGCACACAATATTTACTTGTTGATTACCAGTTGTAAAACCTATGTTTATATAATCATTAAATAAGAACCCTTTCCATATAATGTTTAATCCTTCTAATAATTCTACATAGTACAATGTATCATCAGAATTTAACAAATCTGGAAACTTCTCATAGTCGTCTTCTGTAGATATTAAAAAAGAAACATTAAGCTGTGATGAAATAATGCCACCAATAGTATCTTCTTCATTAGAGTTTGGTTGCAAGACAACGCTAGTCGCTTCATAAGTCTTAACTAATCCAACATAATCCTTTATATAAATCTTTACAATTTGGACTGTTGAATCTCTTAATATTTGTGTTAATGTATAATTTAATGCGTATGCCATTATATTAAGCTAATATTTTGTCCTTTAAGATTTGATGCCTTTTGTGCTCTATTTACTGATAACAATAAGTCTTGACCTCTAAGTACAAATGTACCACTTCCGCCTCCACCTATCATTGATTTTAATTTATCTAAAGGAGCAATAACTTCAGGGTTATTTTGTGCACCTGGATATTCTCCTACAAGACCCATAGTTGGTCCTGATACAATACCACCATTAGCAAAAGCAGTAGCTTGATTATTCTTCATTGTACTTTTTAAAGCTGAACCAGCCGCAACAGCAGCAATACCTGCAGCAAGAGCTAAAGGCCAGGTTTTAGGATTTTTAAATAGTTCTTGTACAGCTCCATTAGTTATTGCAAAAGCTATAAGAGCTTTGCCAATTGAAGATAAACCATCCGCTAAAATTGTACCTATTTTACTAATATCAAATTTACCTCCAGCAATCATTTCTCCTAATTGTTCAGCAAAATTTGTAACTATACTTGTATTTAAGTTAGTTAGTATGCCATTTATAGTATTAACTGTATCTTGCCATGTAATGGTATAATCTTTTACTCTATCTTTTGATCCTTCAATAGCAGCATCAACCCTAAGCAAAGCATCATCTATTTTATCAAACTGTTCAGCAGTCCAACCTCCTACTGATGCTAAATCATATAAGCTATTTTTATAATTCTCTAATATCTTTATTCTATCTGCTGCTGTAGCATTTCCAGACAAGTTTGCAATTTTCATTGCAACATCTGATTCTATTTTTAAAGCATCTAATGAATTTTGTAATTGTCTATTATCAATAGCCAAAGCATCTTTTGCCATTTGCTCGGCAGTCTTTCTAGCTTCTTCAATTTGCTTGTTGTTATAGTATGCATCAATTTTATCCATTTCTGCTCTATAAGCAGCATAGTATGTTGTAGAGTCTGTATAACCTGCATTTCTCATTATTTGCAAGTTCTCAGCTAGTTTTAATCCAACTTCGTATTCTTTTTTACCTCTTTCGTCTAGTGTATCAATATAGGCTTTGGTTTCTGCTTCATTCGCCTTTTTTTCTTTCTCTAATTGCTCCTTCCTTATCTCTTCAGGAGTTTTACCTTTTGTTACTTTTGGTGGAGTAGTATCTAAATTTGTAGCATCTCCATTTACTATTTGAGCCTCAGTATTTTCATTTAATTTATCTGTATAAGCTGTTATAATATTTCTTGATGTAGCAATTTGTTTAGCTTGTTTATTAAAAGCAGCAGTAGCAATATTTGAAGATGCCTTTGCACCGTCAAGGCCAGATGTAACAAATTGATAGGCAGTGCCCATAAAACCTAAGTTTTTTACAACTTCTTCACCTTGTTCTTTTTCTAATTTTAATATCTTTGCTTCTTCTTCAGCTATCAATGAAGCATAAGCTGTTGCTCTAGCTTTTCTAATTAATGCATTAGATATTTTTTTATAAACCTCTGCTAATTTATCACCATCAGTTATATCAATTTTTTGTAATTCTAAATTACCTTTATATTTTTCTTTTAGTTGTTCAAGTGCTGTTGTTCTATTTTGTGTGCTTTGTGTAGTATCATTAATTATTTTAATTAATGATTGGTCTGTAGCTATTTGTGATCTAGCTTGACCTTCATTATCAGCTACAGCTTCGTTTAACTTTTTATTAGCTCTTGCTAAGTCGTCAATGCCATATATTAATTGAACTATTTCCTTTTCATAGGCAGTAGTAATTGCAATCAATGCTGAAAATCCTAGATAAATAGCTCCAGTAGCAGCAGCAAAACTTCCAACTAATGCTGGTAAGTTATTTTGAATACCTCTAAATCCGTATGGTAAATCTTGTAAAATTAATGACAAACTCATCATAGTCTTGTTAGAAGCACCCATCTTTTTACTCGATTTTTCAACCGCAGGTCCTACCGCATCTAATGATTTGCCTAATTGATCGTATTGAGCTTTAAGCTTTTGTACATGAGGATTCATGGCCTGGAAACCTAAAGACATTAGATTTTCCATAGCATTTTTAAGAACCTTCATCTTATCTGCAACTACTGTAGTTGAGTTGCCAAATAATTCAGCACTTCCTTCTATTTTATTAAACTCTCTGCTAACATTAGCAGAAATCTTCCTAATGTCAGATTCAAAAGTAGTAGCAGTTTTACTTAATTTTAAAAATGATTCTTCAGCTTGTTTAAAGTCTGCTGTAACCCTAATTTGTAGTAAATCTTCTCCTGCCATTTTATCTAAACTTTAATATTATTATACTTTTTTAATACCTCTTGCAGTTCATCATTAGTCATAACCCTCTGCTTCACAAAGTTACGATTATCGCAGTCAAGTGGCAAAAGCTCACTTGCTTGTATCTTTTTGCCTTTTGGTAGTTGCATATTTACTAAAATAGTAGTTTGCCATCTCCATTTAACCCAGTCTTGCTCCTCTTTATATTTATAGCCATACCATATAAAATCCAGCTCAGCCATCGTCATATCCCAAAACAAATGGGGAAGCACTTGGCACTCCCCCATTGTATATCTTTCAATATCAATCCACTCTAATTTTTTTTT